CTGGTATGTGGACGAGAGCGGGCTAGCATTCCGTAACGCGGAACCCTACGCTGCTATCGGATCCGGAAAGCAGGTAGCGCTCGCTGCGCTTGACTGCCTGCGCATGGTGCCGAGTCTCACACCGCGGCAGCGCATCACGCGCGCGCTTGAGTGCGCCGCGAGACGCACGGCACACGTGCGCCCGCCGTGGTACTGGGGTCAAGTATGATCCTGCTCGTCTACGTCGCTGCACCGTACCGCGCGCCGACCGTGCTCGGCGTGCTCGGCAACATCGCCCGCGCGACCGGCGTGTCACATGACATCATGCGGCGATGCCCCGATGTCCTCGCGGTCGTGCCGCAGCTCAACACGGCGCTCTGCGACGAGCTGCGACCCGATGCATGGTGGCTCGCCGCTACCCTGCGCCTCATGCGGCGCTGCGACGCGGTCTTCGTCGGCGGGCCGGAAACGCAGGGCGTGCGACAGGAGATCGAGGAGGCGCGCGCGTCCGGGATGCCGGTCTTCAGATGCTTGCGCGACATCGAGCGCTGGGCGACAGATGGGAAAGAATGACATGGCACGAGGCAGGCATTCGTTCGGTCGCGGTCTGGTTCTGGACCGCGCGGTCACTCGCGACGCGGACCTAACGGTCGGTCGCGTGTTTGCGCCGACGGCAACGACGCGCGAAGCGGCGGCCGTGCAGGCGATCCCATGGATCCGCAACCAGGGCAGCAGCCCTAGCTGCGTCGGCCAGGCACTCGCCGCATGCGTCGACGCCATGACCGACTCGCGGCCCGCGTGCTCGGCCGTCTCCATCTGGCGTGAGGCGCGCCGGCGTCAGGGGCGCATCGAGCGGATCGACGAGGGGACCCGCCTCGAGTATGCCATCGCGGGTCTGGCCAGGCGCGGATGGGACCCGTACGTGCAAGGCGAGGAGCTCGACGCGAACGAGGCCGGAGATCAGGACGACCTTGCCGACGAGCTCTTCGCGGCAAGCCGCACCGCCGACGTCGTCTCGTGGCAACGCATCGACCTCCGCGACATGGCGCTTGCGGCGCTCGAGACGGCCATCGCGTCCGGTTACGGCGTCGTGATCGGCGTCGGCATCAAGCGCGACTTTGCCGAGTACTTCTCGCGACTGCAGCGGCAGGACCAGCCAGACGAGGTCCTCGGCCTGTCCGCGTTCGGCCGCACGGACGACGGTCACGCGCTGCGCGTCGTCGGGTTCGAGCACGTTCTCGGCGGCCATCAGTACATCATACAGAACTCATGGGGTCACGGCGGTGGATGCCACCTGCCAGGCGGCAAGTGGCAATCGGGTTGTTGCCGCATGACTGCCGGAGCGCTGCTCTCCGCGTGGGACGTGTACGCGGTTCGACTGCAGAATGGGGGCGCATCGTGACGTCGCATTCCCAAGCTCGTGAGCTTGCCGAGCTCGCGCTACAGCATGTCTTCGGCGTCGCGCACACGCAGGAGGTGCGTCATCTCGCCGGCATCGGCTGCCTCGAGACGCACTACGGCGACGCCTGGAAAGGGGCTGGCAAGGGCTCGCACAACATCGGGGCGATCCAGGCCGGCGCGTCGTGGAGGGGCGCGGTCTTCGGCGCGGACGACACGCACCCGAACGCGGACGGCTCCTCGTCGCGGTACGCGGCGCGCTTTCGCGTCTACGCGGACCCGATCGGCGGATGGATCGACCTGGCCCGCGTCGCCTTCGTGCTGCGCGCCCGTGATGTCGTGCGCGCGGCCGCCGTCGTCGGAGATACCCGCGGCGTGAGCGAGCAGCTCCACCGGACGGGATATTACGAGGGATTCGGCGCGACCGTCGACGACCGCATCCACAATCACTACCGGGCGCTTTCGCGTGCCATCGCTGCCGCCGACCGCGCATGCCGCACGCTCCCGCCGGTGCCGGGCCTGCCGATTCCCGCGAGCGCCGCACCGCCGACCGTGCGGATCGGTAGCACCGGGGCTGACGTCGCCGAGCTGCAACGCGAGCTCGGCATCGCGGCGGACGGAATCTTCGGGCCGGTCACGCGCCGCGCCGTTCGCGCCGCGCAGCGCAAGCTCGGCCTCGCGGTCGACGGCGTCGTTGGACCGATCACATGGGCAGCACTCCTACAGGGCAAGGGCACGACATGACCGGAGACATACTCGCAGCAGTGACAGCGATGCATCAGAGAATCGTGGCGCTCGAGGACGCATCGGATCGACAGACCGATCTGCTGCAGGAGATCAAGGGCCTCTTGGTCCTGCAGGCCGAGGAGCTCGCCACGGTTCGCGGCCGGCTGCTGCAGTCCGCCGATGACCACGGGCGAGCCATTCGCGAGCTCGCCGGCCGCTGCGGAACCATGCAATGCCACTACCACCGGGAGGAGCGGGCGAATGGATCAGGATCTTCGACGTGAGCTGCGCGAAGAGACGGAACGTGCGCTCGACGCGATGCGCGAGCACTCGCACCGCGATGACGCCGACGGCCGCGACCGGTGGGACGAGCCGACGCATCCCGTGATCGTGGTGCAACCGCCGGCCCCGATCATCCGCGAGTCGCGCGGCAGCTCGAGCCATCCGCCGGGCAAGGGCTGGACGCGCAACCCGGCCACCATCGCGGCCGCCATCGCCGGGCTCGCCGGCGCGCTCTACGCGCTAGCCGAAGCCATCCGCGCCGCAACAGGACACTAACCGCAACAGAACGGAGACACCATGGCAAGCGCCGTCTACCCGAAGGCTCTGATCGCCCTCATGAAGGGCGACATCGACCTCGAAGCAGGGAACATCAAGTGCGCCCTCATCGACACCGCAGATGAGAGCTATAACTCCGCGGACGAGTTCCTCTCGGACATCACCGGCGCGGGCATCGTCGCGACGTCGGGCAACCTCGCGTCGAAGACACTGGGCGTGGTCGGAACCGGCGTGTTCGATGCCGCCGACATCACCATCTCGGGCGTCTCTGGCGATTCGGTCGAGGCAGTGATCGTCTACGTCGACACCGGCGTCGCTGGAACGAGCGCGCTGCTCTGCTGGCTGGACGCGACGCTGACGCCTAACGGCAACGACGTAACGGTACAGTGGAACGCCAGCGGCATATTCTCGATCTGACGGTGAGTCACTGATGGCAACGAACACGATCACGACCAAGGACGCAAGCGACGTCACGAAAACGCTGGCGACCGTCGATGTGGAATCTGGCGTGCTGCTCGGTGCCTCCGCGGCGACGCGCCTGCGGTACCTGCACAAGGTCACCGACGCATTCGGCGTCACCACGACCGCCTACGCGGCCAACGACGTCGTCGACACCAAGATCACGCTGTCAGCGGTTGCTGCGCGCAATGGCGCGAGCCTGGCAATCGTCAATGCAAAGATCGTCATGGCGCAGTCGATGCCTTCCACGAATCCGATCTTCGTGCTGCACATATTCAACCAGGACCCGTCAAGCTCGACGTTCACCGACAACAGCGGCATCGCGGTCGTCGAGGCGGACGCTGCTTACTACGCCGGAGCGATCGACATGACGGGCTATCGGCGGCTCGCAAGCGGCGTCTACGTCTTCGACTCCGGTTCCGTCTCGCTCGAGTGCCAGTGTGCGTCCGGCGCCGATGACCTTTACGCGGTCCTCGAGATCAAGTCAGCAACCACGTTTGCGGCGGACGAGATGCACCTGCACTTGACGATCGAGCAGGACAGGTAAGACATGCCGCGAGGCCGCAATAGGGGACGCACGCGGGAGTCGCAGCTATGGACGCCGGCGGCGCTAAACACGGCGGACATCTGCTTCTGGTATGACATGGCGGACCCGACCGCTTTTCGCGTCGAGGGCCAAGGCGTTTCGTGGCTCAGGAACAAGTTCGGCAACTCGGGAAACGCCACGCAGACGACCGACGCCCTGCGGGTGCCCTACAGCGACGGGTGCGCGGCGTCGCGCGGCAAGCCGTGCATGCTCTGGCCCGACACGGCAAACGCCTACACGTTGGAGATGGCTGCATGGTCCGGATCCAACTGGACCGCGCTATTTGCGGCGATCGGCTACCGCGACGGCACCATCTGGAGTTTCGACGACAACTGTCACGTCCTTGGCAACGCCACGACCGAGGGCGTCGCGCGGCTGTTCGGGACGAGCGGCTCGTCGCAGTGGGGCACGACATCGCAGTCCTCCAACGGCCGCCGCAAGAATGGCCGTGTCGCGTCGAACTCCACCGCACTGGCTTTCCCGTTCGGGATCATGAGGTGGTCCATCAACAACAACACCAAGCCGACGCGGCTCGGCTGGGGTTACGGCTCCGGCAATCGCGGCTGGCGCGGTCCGATGTCGGAGCTGATCGCGACGCGCAATACGAGCAAGCACGGCGTGCTCATGATCGAAGGCTACCTCTGCCACAAGTGGGGTGTCGTTGACCAGCTACGCGCGGATCACCCGTTTAAGTTCTTTCCGCCGCTGATGTCGCATCAAGGCGTGCGCTACTGACCATGGGCTACGTCTCCCCGCTCTGGGCAGCGACGGGTCTGCCGCTGTCGACCGCGGACGCGGCGGCGCAGCCCATCGAGCCAGGCTTTGCGTCGCGGACGGCCGCGGGGTTTGCGGCGGCGCTTGCGCCTTGCTTGGGGGCTGCGGCGGCCCTGCGTTCGGCGGCCGGCGTCGCGGTCGCCATCGCGATGACGGCGACGCCTGGCGCCGCCTCGAGGTCGACGTCGGCGTTTGCTGTTGCGCTCGAGCCCGCGGTCGCTCCGTCGCCGGCGGCACGCACGTCGTCGGCGTGGGCGACGGCAATGGCACAGGTCGCGACGCCTGGCGCCGCCTCGAGGTCGACGTCGGCGAGCGCCGTTGCGCTTGCCCAGCATGCGCGTCCTTCGTCGGCCAGCTTGACGTCGGCAGCGTGGGTGACGGCGATCCGCCAGGTCGCGACGCCCGATGCCGCGCCGAGGTCCTGCACCGGTCTCGCGCCCGGGATTGCCCAGTCGGTCGTGCTCGAGCTGACGGAACGGACGCCGGAGGCCCTGCCGGTGTCGCTCGCCACGACGGCGACGCCTGCGCCGGCGACCAGCGACGCGCAGGCTTGGGCTCCCTGGCTGTCGTCCGCGACCGAGCTGGACATCGCCTTTGCTTCCCGCGCGGCGCTGGCGTGGCGGACGTCCGGCTACGCTCACACACTGGGCGCCGTCGGCGTCGTCGAGATCGACCAGGCGCCGACGCATGCGGTGCGACTTGCCGTCATCGCCGCAGCCACCGCAGCGGCGTCATGCGAGCAGGCAGACGCCGCTCGCGGCGGACCGCCGACCGCGACCGTGTCGGCCACGGTAGCGGCGCCTGCACTTCCCCGTAAGGCAACAGCGGAGACCATCATGGCCACCTATCGCATCGGGCAGACAGTGACCCTGCGCTGCACGTTCTCGTCCACGCCGGCGTCCGTGGAGCTGCGCGTTCGGTTCGGCGGCGACGCCGAGACCGTCTACACCGACGCGACGTCGGGCGACGGTCTCACGTTCTCGCGCGATGTCGTCGTGCGCGCCGCCGGCGTGCGGATGTCCTACTACTGGATCGGGACATGGGCCGACGGCTCGACGGCGGTGGACGAGGCGTCGCTCACGTCGGAGCCTAGCGCGTTCGCCTGATGCGCCACCGTGCGCGGCGGTGGTCCCGCCGGTCGTGCGTCACGACGACCGGCCAGCCAGCGCGCCGAATCGTGACGAGGTCGCGGTAGAGGGTAGCCCGCGACAACCCCACTCCCCGGGTCAGCTGCGATGCAGTGAGACCCGGGGAGTTTGCCGCGCGCAGCGCCAGGAGCAGCCGGGCGATGCGCGCGCCGGTCGACCTGCACCCGTGCAGACGGGTCAGCTTGTCACGGCGCGGCATCGTCGCCCCGCAGGATCAGCTCGAGCTCACGGTTCCCGGCCCGGAGCTCGAGGGCAACGACGACGAGCGCGGTGGCGTGCGCCTGGTCGTGCGCGATGCGCCTTACCCTGTGCCACGGGTTAGACCCTACATTGCCAGCCGCATCGGCCAGGTCTTCGGCCGCCATGGTCAGGGACAGATGCGCACCGCGTAGGTCCTCCGTCGCGGCGAAGACGTCGTCGAGGTGCGCGCCGAACCGGCGCAGGGCCCCAAGCGCGTCACGCCACGCGCGACCGCGCTGCGCGACAACGTGATCGACGTACCGAGACGGGCACGGCAGGCGAGCGAGCACGTCGACGGTTTCAGGATCCAGGGACAGGGTCTTCTTGCGTCTCATTGTTCCTTCTCCTTGTACCAGTCGGGAGGCTGTCCTTCGACGACGCCTCCGCACTGCGAGCATCGCCAGTGCGGCCCCGCGTCAGGTGACGGCGCGAATCGACACGGCACCGTCTCCTGACATTCTGGACACCACATCTCGCGATCACTCACGACTACCTCCGACGTGCCGCAAGTCAGCGGCCTGTAAGTCCCACTCGTCCTCTCGCGCGGCATCAATGGCTCGCGCGGCCGCAAACGCGCACTCGGCGCCTTGCATCGCGAAGTATCCCGCCAGCCCTGCGGCGTCGCGGGATACCGCGCGCGCCACGGCGCAGACGTCCGGTCCACACACGCGATCGACGATGGCGCCGAGCGCGACGGAGACCTTGTCGCGCTTGTCGACCTTGGACGCCGCCGCGTCTCGCCATCCGTCGAGCTCGCGCTGCACGGCCGAGCCGCGCACGAATCGATCGGCCGCCTCAAGCGCCATCCACATCTCGGCGGGTGGCTCGCGCAGGCTGGCGCGCGACCGTGCGAGGGCGCGGGTAGCCGTGAGCACGAGGAAGGCCCGGGTCTGGGTTGGCGTGCGCGACGACAGCAACTGCGAAACGATACTGTCCGTGGTCACGACACGGCCTCCGCGTCGGGACCGGTGGCGGCCGCGACCCACGCCCGGCAGGAGACACGCGCCGCGAACTCGCAGCGCCGCGCCGCGACGAGCACGGGACAGTCTGCCGGAGAGAGAGACCGGATGATCTGCTGCACCTCGACGTCTCCTGCCTCCGTTGCCCCCATGACCCGACCGAGCGCCTGGATTGTGGCGTTGACTGTCTTCGCCATGGCCGCCAGCTCCCGGTCGGAATCGGGGTCGTAACCTCCCGCGAGCACAGCCAACAGGTGGATCAGCCCGGCTGCTTCCCTTCGCGCGTCCAGGTAGGATGCGATCGCTGGGTCCAGCTCGATGCCTGGACCGGCGAGGCAGATCAAGGTTCCGAGGACCCGCTGCTGCGCGAGGGTCAGCGCCGACACGGCGTCGATGGCGGACCTAGCGGCGGTGGCTTCGTGCGATTCTGCGTTCATGGTTGCCTCCTGGGTGCCCGACGGGGCGCGTGGGCGCCCCATGGCGGGCCTTTGCGTTGTTGTGGGGTCAGTCCTCGAGCGCCCGGGCGACCATCGCCACGGCGCGTCGCTCATCCGCGGGTGATGCGTCCGACCCGAGCGGCCGGGTCGCCGTCATGCACCCGTCATCGACGTCGACGCAGACGTCGCCGCGCCGGCACCGAAGGACGAACCGCATGGTGTCATCTACCTGTGGGATTACATCGACGATCTTCATTCCTCTACCTCCGCCTTGAGCAGGTCGGCGATCTGGTGCTCCTTCGCCGCGTCTGCGAGCAGCTCGCTCGGGCAGGGCGGCTCTACCTCGTCGATCTGGGTGGACCCCATCTCGACGACTTCTCCGGTTCGGAGTTCCCGCACCCACCAGTCGACCCATACTGGCAGGTCCGGCCGGTCCTCGGGATCCATCTCCTCGATCCAGTCGCGCCTCCGCGCGAACTCGCTGGCCGCCGTCACGGCAGCGTCCAGCGTCGCGTGGACGACCGGCGAGGAGATGCCCTGGGAGTCGCAGTCGAGCCAGCCCCATGGGGCCGACTCGAGGACCTCAGCGACCTCCTGCGTCGCCGGGTCGTCGCCCCATGGGCGCTCGATCCGCGACATGTCCTCGACGGCGTCGTGGTATGCCGCGATGTCGCCATGCTCCGCGGCGACCACCGCGCGAAATTGGGCGGCTTCCCAGCTCTCCTGATCGGCCGCATACTGCGCGGCCCGCGTAGTCCCATCGCCGGGCTCTTCGCCCGGTCCATGCCAGTGATCCCACCAGTCCACGCAGCGGGCGGTGTCGGCGGCGAGCACCAGCGCGTTCGGGATGGCCCGCCCGGCGATCCAGACGCCGGCGGCCTTCACCTGGCGTAGGTCGTCCTCATCGACGATGATCCACTCAGTGTTCGGAGTGGCTCGCGAGACGGTCTCGATCTCGAGCAGCGCGTCGGCGACGGATGCGAAACCGTCCGGCTCGGAGAACAGTAGATTCTTCGGGTCTGATCGGGGAACGATGTGATAGGTCATGCTTCCTGCCTTTCATGAGTGTTATACGCCCGAATGGCGGTATGGGCAAGGGGAATCGACCATGCCGAAAAAGAAAGGTCGCACCTTTGCCTACACTGGCAAGGGCGCGACCTTTCGCACCTTATTACAGCACAGCGGGTCAGCCGGCCTGCCGGTGCACGTATGCGTTGCCTTCTTTCTCGTGATCATGCGTTCGCCTCCCTCGTCTCGTCGTCGAGCACGGAGCCGTCCTCGATGACGATCGCGCTTGGGTCCCCGCTGCCGACTCGCTCGAGCCAGACCTGCGCGTCGGCGTTCGCCGCCATGTCGGCGACCATGCGCATGCTGTCGTCGTCGAGCACGGAGCCGTCGCGGATCAGTAGCACCTTCAGCTGCGGGTGCAGCGCGAGGCCGATCGCGACCGAGACGCGCAGCCGTTCGGCCTGCGACGCCTGCTCGAGCGGGATCCCGTGCAGGGTCGGACCCGACTCGTCGAAACCGAGCCCTTCGACGGGGAATCGTGCCGCCGCGATGCGCGCAGCCTTCTCCTCGTCGATCGACGTGATGGCGTCGGACAGGACATCGACCCGTTCGCTGGCCGCGTCGGCTTGCTCGCGCAGCTTGCGCCATGCGTCGTTGGCGGCGACCTCTGCGTTGACGCGCTGCGCGTTCGCGAGCGCCGCCTTGACCGAGTCCGTGTCGGGCTTGGCCATGCTGTTGAGCTCCTTCTGCTGCCGGTCAAACGCGGCGGAGAACGTCTTGACGTCGTCCTCCACGTCGGCGAGCTCTGCAGCGAGGCGCTCGAGCTGCGCCTTGAGTCTATCGCGCACGACGGAGGCGCGCTCGAGGTTATCGGCGAACTGATCGGCCTTCTGCTTGGCCGACTGCACCGCGCGGTCCTTCGTCGTCTCCTCGTCGAGCCGCTGCAGCAAGGCCTCGATGCTGACCGCTTCCGGCGGCGCGTCGCGGTAGGTCGGAGCCGCGTCCGCTCGCGCCGCCAGGGCCTTCGCGTCCCGGGAAACCGCGGTGCGCTCGGCGTAGAGCGCGGCACGCGACTTGTCCAGATCGGCCGTGTCGATGCCGAGCAGGTCACGCAGGACGCGGTCCTGCTCTGCCGGCTTCATGCGCGCGAACGCCAACGGATCGAAGGCGACCCGCGAGCAGAGCGCGTCAAGCAGCGCTTGAGGCGACCGCTGAGGAACGCCCGCCGCGTCCTTCACGACGAGCTCGGTGCCCTTCGGCGAGAACGTCCGCTCAACGACGATGTCGCCCAGGTCGGCGACGATGCGCGCGCGGCGTGCGCCTCGACGCACCGGCTCGGGCGGGATCGACGCCTTGCCGCCGAGCGCGATCTCGATCGCGTCGAGCGTGCTCGACTTCCCCTGCGCGTTGCGTCCGCCGATGATGACGACGGGCCCGCTTGGCTCGATGCGCACGGCGCGCAGACGCTTGATGTTCTCGGCTTCCAGCTTGATGATCTTCATGATTATGCTCCTTCGGTTGCTGTCTTCTCCTGCCACATGGGCAGCGCTGCTTCGGGCATGGCTTTGGCGCGCAGCGGGTTGTTCAGGTACAGGCAATGCACTCCGATTGACCGATGCCCCGTCAGAGCCATGGCCGCGTGGATGTTGACGCCCGCCTCGGCGAGGGCTTGGGCGTAGGCCCGCCGCCAAGAATGGAAGTCGACCGGGCGCGTGTACTTGCCGCCCTCGAGCAGCTCAACCTCACGAGGCGTGAGCGGCCGGGCTTGCGTCCAGGTCCAGGTGTTGAGCGGCCGACCGTTGGCGCGCACCTTGTCGTGCCGGGTGGGCACGTCGATCCCGAACGCGCGGCGAAGGTCCCGCCTCAGGGCCGCCGCGTGGCTCACACCGATCTTTTCCTCGCCTGCCCGGTCCCCTCGGCGGACAGGGAATACAAGCCCCTCTGCCGGCCGTCCGTGGCGCTCCCACCAATTGCGCAGGATCGGCCGCAGGAGCTCGGGAATCACGAGCCGTTGTGGCGCCGCCTCTTTGCGCCGCAGCGACCATCCGACCTCGAAGTCTGGCGGGTTGAGGTCTGCCCAGGTGAGACAGTGCAGGTCGCCCGCGCGACTGCCGCCGAACATGCGCGACACGGCAGACATGGTCTGCCGCTCAAGCACGCCGCCCTGCTGCGCCGGGTCGGGATGCGTCCACGAAAGGTAGCGCAGGAGTTCGTCATCGGTCAGCACGGCCCGCTGCTTGCGCACCTCGCGCGGGTACTCAGGCAGGCTCGCACCATGCGCCGGGTTCGAGCTCACCGCATCTTCCCTTTCAAGCGCCTTGAACACGTTGGCAACGTCCTGCCGCAAGTGGGCGCAAGTCTGCTTGGCGCGGCCGTCGTCTCGGCAGGCGTCCAGCGCGTCGCACACTAGCGTCCGCGTCACCTTGTCGATCGGAAGCGAACCGAACTCAGGGAATGCCCACTTGCTGAGCCGCGCCATCGCCTGAGCATCGCCGCGGCCACCGCTTCCGAGCACGCGCTCTGCCGCCTCAGCGAATGTCTCCGGACGGGAGGCACCGGGGAGCGCGCCGTCTTCGGTCTCGACAAGCAAACGGGCCAGCCTCAACTTCGCCGCATACCGGCTCAACGTGCCCAGGTCGAAGACCTTCTGCACGCGCTCGCCGTCGACGGTGACCGTCAGCCGCGCGCGCCAGCCGGACGCCCCGCGCTGCAAATGCCCCGTGCGCGGCCGGCCCGGCCTTCGCCGCACCTGCTTGTCGGGTGACTGGGTGCGTGGTGCTTGTCTATCCGCGACCACCGTCAAACGCTCCTTCCGCGTCGCGCGCCCGCCACCATGACCAGTAGAGCGCGCATGCGATCGCGATCGTCTCCGACTGCACCGCCCGCGTAAACGCGAATGTCGGCGATGTGCAGGTGCGGTCGCAGGGGCGGCGCCGTCGTGATCCGCACCAGCGAGTATTCCTCCGTGTCGCCGCCGTCGCAGAGCACGCACTCGATCCGCGCGCCTTGCGGCTCAGCCGTCATTCGCACCGGGCAGTCGGGCTCGACATGAAACATGACATCGGGCGGCCGGTTGCCGCCGTCACTCTTCGGCGGAAGCGTGCCGGGATGCTGCGTGATCTCGAAGCAGAACCTATGCATGTCAGTCCTCCTCTGTATCTGTCTCGCATGTCGCGTGATCTGCCGAGGCGTCTTCTCCTGGGCGACGACAGGCGAGTGCAGCGCGTTTCGCGTCGCCCTTGACGAAAACAAGAACGTTCTGGTGGCACTTACAGAGCTTTCTGCTTGAGCGGAATTGCTTGGATACACGCAGACTTGCCGACCCGACCGGCGTGACAAGCACGGCCTCGTTGTAGAAGCGAGCACCGACGGACTCGAAGCCCCGAACAGTCTCACCGACCAGGTCTCGATAGAAACCCTTTGGATCGCGGAAGTTGCCGACGACGAAGCACGCGAACCGATCGTCTGCAAGCCGCCCAACAGACCGCAAGATGATCCGCTTGTAGGCCGTGACGAAGGCGTGCCATTCCAAAGACGACAGATCGCGCGGGTCGTCCGAATACCTTTCAAGGTCTCCGTATGGTGGACACGAGAAGACGAAGTCGGCAGCTGGCGACGATTCCAGAGTGTCTGTTGAGTCGCCGCAAACCCAAGTTGGGCGCGCTTCTGGCACGATGGCTTCCGCTTGCTCCTCGTTGGCGTCGACTTGCTTGCGCCGCAGCTCACTTCCCCAGTGCTTGAGCCCGAGGCAGGTCGCGACGATTCCCCGCACTGAGCCGCCCGCGAACGGATCGACGACTTGCCCACCTAAAGGGCAGAACCAGCGGTAAGCAATCTCACAGAGGACAGGATCGAAAGCAGATGCCTTTTCGCCCCGCAGGGCCATTAAACGCCGGGCTTCGGTTTGACACGGGCTGGTTGCCCAGTCGTTCCAGTTGCGAAACCCATCTGAGTCTCTCCCCTCTTCACCTTTGATGCCGAGCGAAGTCCAGGCGCGTTTTCTCGTCAGCCACTCGCCGCCCCTGGCATCAAACACGGTGAACGGCGGCAGCACGAACCGCGACGCGACCAGACCGCGTCGCCTGGTTTCCCTGTTCGATGGATCGCTGAAAAGCGCGCCTTGCTGCGATTCGACGACGTCTCCGGACGTCGCGTCATGCGGTCGTGTCATCGGGGTGCTCCTTGAACAGCTCGCGCTGCTTGCTCGTCGTTGTTGGCCGCAGGCAGTGCGGCGAAAACCAGATACGCTCACGGCGCGCGTTGACGTTTTCGCGGTCTTTCGCTTGCCCGGCGTACCCGCCCTGCGCCTTCCACGGCACGCAATCCCAGCTGTCGGGCATGACGTGCTCGCCCTTGTACCCACAGAGAGCGATGCGCATCAGCGGGTTGTCGCCCTGCGCGACGGCCCAGTCTCGCGCAGCGTGCGCGACGCTGTCCGAGTCCACGCGATAGATCGCGCTGTCCCTGTTGGCAGTGTCGGCGTAGGGCGGATCGAGGAAGACCCCGGTCAGCCCTCGCGAGAACGTCACGGCGGGTCCACAGACACGCGACCAGTCGCCGCACGCCACGCGCACATCACGGAGCCGCGTCGAAAGTGCCTGAAACCACTCGCCGAGGTGGACGCGCTGGCGCTTCACGCCTCGCCCTGCGTCGCCGAGGTGGACGAGCTGACGATTCACGCCTCGCCCGGATCCGCTGCGCACCAGCCGCCCCTCATCGTCGGGCCACCAGGCACCACGGCGCGAGCAGAACCCCGACCCGATCCAGCACGACAGACCCCATGCCCACCAGCCCGCGATCTGCGGGTCGCACCAGTACGGATCGCCCTCGAGCCGGTCCGGTAGGTCTCCCATGCGCTGCACGAGCCAGACGTGACGCGCGTGGAGGTCGTTCTCAACGACCGGGTTGTCCGCCCATTCGGCGGTCTCATCCGGTTTCGCTTGGATCGCGCGCCAGAAGTTGCACACCAACCCATCCAGGTCGTTGACGGTCTCGAGCCCTGTAATCGGATCCGGACGGCCGAGCAACGTGGCGCCGCTCCCGAAGAACGGTTCGACGTAGTTGCGCACACCGCCGAACCGCTCCCAGACGAGCGGCGCAACGCGGCTCTTGCCGCCGAACCACGGGAACGGTGCTTGAAGGACTTCACTCATCTGGTCCGCTTGCCTTGGTCGGCAACCCCGCGCGTTTGCGCAAGTCGGGACACCAGTCCGGCGTGCGCCATGTTGAGCAGCCGATGCGGTTGATCGAGGGCCGCCGCGGGTGCACGCAGGACACGGCGAAACCGCTGTCGCCCCGCGCCACGTAGTACTCCGAGCGCACCCACTTACACCCAAGGCGGGAGAAAAGCGGACCTTTCCGCAACATGGGACCCTTGCGCGTCATGCTGCCTTCCCGCCGTTCCTGTGCGGTCGTTTCTGGTTGTATGCGTCCTTCACGCGAACCGCCCTAGCCACGTCGACGCCGGTCTCCCGCGCCGTGTCGAGCGCGCGGATGATGATGTCCGCGATCTCCTCCTCCAAGCTCGTGAGCGTCGGAAGGCCGAGTGCGCGCATGTTCTCGGCCTTGTCGCACGGCTTGTGCAAGGCGTTCCACCGGTACGACTCCCAGAGCTCGGACACCTCACCGTGCAAGTTGGCGACCAGGTTCGCCATCGGCACGGGCTGGTCGTGAAAACCCTTCGACTTCGCCGTCTCATAGATGTGGTCGGCGATCTCGTTCAGTGCGCTCCAAGCCTCGGGCCTGATCGTTCCCATGTCAGTCCTCCCCGGGTTCCCGCGTCGCCGCCGGTGCTGGTCCTGCCTTCGCCGCGCTCGCTTTCATCTCCGCGCGCGCCGCGGCGTGCTTCGCGACGAGCTCATCGGTCATCTCGGACGACCGCGTCCGGATGGCTCCAGCTTCCTGCGTTGCGCTGCCTGCGCCGTCATCCCGCCGCGCGTCGACGACGGCCGACCATGTCGTCTCGCCGTCGCGGATGGCCGCGTAGGTGGCGCGCAGCTCGGCGAGCTCGGCCGGTGCTAGCTGCGCGGTGTCGTGACCGAGGTACTCGGCGAGCGATCCCGGCAGCACACCGATCCCGGCGAAGGCGTCCAGGAGCTTCTTCTTTGCCGCGTCCGGGTCCTTCGCGTCGGCGTCATGCATGACGCGCACGCAAGTCTCGTCGCACTCGTCCCTGATGTCGGCGGGAAGGAGGCTCAGGACCGCGTTGCGCTTCGCCTTGGATGCCAGGGCATTGACCCTGTTCAGCACCTCGTCGTCCGTGGCCTCGACGAGGAAGACCTTGTCGCCGTAGCTGTTCAGCCGCTCGCGCAACGCACGTTGGCCCTTCTTGAGCGTCTTGCGTTCGACCGTCTTCGCGACGGTGACGTCGGTCGTGACGACCGCGTTCGTCTCGAGGTCCGTAACGGATACCCTGACGATGACCTTCTGCGCGTCGTCGTAGAGGCTCGCCGCCTCGACCGAGAGGTTGCCCATCAGCCGCATGGCCGCCTCGGCGAATCGCACGGAAAGGCCCTCGACGTGCGCGGCCTCCCACTGCCGCGTCTCCTCGTTGTACTTGCGGCCAACGGGCTTGCGGTAGCGCGCGGCCTCGGCGAATCCCGGGCGGCGGCACTCGCGCAGGAGCAGCGTGCGGACATTGTCCATGTTCCGCGGCCGCTTCATGGCGACGATGTAGCGCGCCTCGATCGTCGCCTTCGCAGATGCGGCGACCGCGGCGGCGGCGGTCTCGTGCTGCACGGCGATCTCGGTGCCGTCGTACTGGTCGCGGACGATTGCGGCTTCTTGATGAACCTGCATGGTCATGTCTTATCTCCTCGTTCGGCGCCGTACGCGCTTCATGCGGATCGGCGAGCTGTTGTCGTCGTCTGTTGCGGCCCGCTCGGTCGACCCGACGGGTTCGTGTGCTGGCAGGCAGCGCGGCACTTCGCTCGTCGTCGCGACTGCGGCGACGCCGCGCGGAAGCTCCTTGATCAGAAGCGGATAGCGCGACGTGCTCGCGGGCACGACGTGCTCGGCGCGATGCACGCTCGCGAACTTCCAGACCCGCTTGCCGTTCTGCGCAACGTCCGGAAGGACGCCGTACGTCGCGCCGCCGATCGCCATCTTGATGGCGTTGCGCAGGCTCTCGCGCCTGGCATCGAGCGCCGTGATCCGCTCGGCGATGGCCTGCGCTTCCCGCGTCCACTCGAGCGCCTCTGCCGAGAGCTCGACGACCGATCCGTCCTCGACCGGATGCAGGCGACGGATGGCCGCCGCGCTCTTCGCGGTCGGCGGTGGCGGGTCGAGACTTTCCACGCGCCGCCAGAAGTCGCCCGTCTCCTCGATGATCAGCTCCTGGAACTCCGGCGATGCCTCGACCTCGACCAGGCACGGACGAGAGCCCTGCAGCAACGCGAACACGACCGCCGCCGGCTGTCCGATCACGAGCAGCTGCGCCTGCACCTGAACCAGCACCCACGCCGGCAGTCGTCCTTCGTCCTCGGACCACTCGCGCGGCATGCGCGAGGTCTTCCCTTCGAGCTCGAGCCACCCGGCGCCGCGGTCGATCTCCGCGTCCAACGTCGCGCCGAGCCACGCATGCCGACGGCTGCGCAGCAGCGCGCCGCCCGCGCGATAGGCCCATTCGTGCCGCTCGGCGACCGCGCGCAGGATCGGCTGCTCGAGCACCGCACCCCAGAATCTCGGGTCATCCAGACCGAGCGGCTCCGGCTCATCTTGCGCCGGAAGGATCTTATCGGCGTAGACGTCGAGCGCGCTTCGGCGCAGGTCCTCGCCGAGGATGGCAGCGACATCGCTGGCGGTGACGAGCTCCCGCCTCGCGCGCAGCCAGCGCGCGCGGTCGGATGACATGACCCCGCGCCACTCGCAGAACTCGCCGAACGCGGTCACTTCCGACGTGCGATCGCCTTCCTCCACCGCCGCCCCGTCAGCCATCTGTGACCTCACGCAGGCACTCCTGCACGGCCTCGAGATCGGCGTCGCTCGGCAGCTCGGGTCCCCGGACGATGCGCGCGCCGGTCTGCCGCGCGAGCTCGCGCAGCACCATGTCGACAAGCTCCGGGATCGGGCGTCGACCGCCGAATGCTGGACCGACCGACGCCGTGAACAGCCGCACGCGCCCGCCGCTCACGACCGCGCCTCCCGGCACCGCCGCTCGAGCACGAGGTCTTCCTCGGTCAGCTCGTAGTCCGGCGGCTCTGGCGGACCGTCGCAGTCGTCGGTCTCGCCGCGCATCTGGGCGCGCAGTGCAGCGAGCAGGTCTTCGTCCGGCGGGCAGTCGCGCCGAAACGCCTCGCGCATGTACGCTCGCAGGGATGACTGATAGGACATGGTCGCTCCGTCTCCGACGACGTTCGGGCGTCGGGCTGACGCGGGCGACCTGCGCGGCAGGAAGGGACGGCGCAATGCCGCCCGCGTCGGCTCGATGTCAGATCGCCGCTATGCTGGCACCTCCTCCGGGCGCACGATCATGCCACGGGTCGAGCCGCACTCGCAATTCCTCAGCCTGGTACCCCACGAGAGCCAAGCCGCGCCAAGCTTCGGGTCCGTGCTTACGCCCGCATGAGCACGGATAGTCTGGGAATCGGGGCATATCCCGATCGTTAACGCAAAGGTCGCGCAATGTCAAGCTTGACGTTTGCGATCACTTATGATAGCGATTCATGCCATGACAGCAGCAAACCGAAAGCTCCGCGGTTTCCTCGAGACGCGCGGAGTATCACAGAGCGCCGCGGCGCGCGCCCTCGGTGTGACGTCCGTGGCCGTGCATCAGTGGGTCCACGGACGCGCGCGACCTCGCCCGGACCTGCGCGTCGCCATCGAGCGGTGGACGCGCGGGTTCTTGCGCGCCGACGAGTGGCAGACGGCGCGCGAGAAAGACCGCGCCCGGTTCGCCCTCCGCGTCGCGCCGCTCGAGGACGGATCCGCGTGATGGCATCGCTCCGCTGCCTGCAGTGCGGCGACGTCATCGACCGCGACGCTGGACCGCTCTGCACCGATTGCGACCCGGACGGCCTGATGACGATCGCGATTCGCGACACCGAGCCGCCGCCGGCACCGACGCCGCGCCGATCGGCGAAGGCGTGCGGTCATGCGCGCGTGACGCGATCGACCGTGCGCCATGACGTTCAGGCCGTCGTCTGTTCGACGTGCGGCCATGCATGGCTCGAGATCGCCGAGCCGGAACTTCCGAGCGACATGGGGCGGGCAATCGCGTGACGGCGAGACGGCCGGCGTTTGCTGTCGGTGACCGCATCGGGTCGCTGGTCGTGCTCAGTGAGCCGACGCCGAGCGTGCACCACTACGACGAGGTTCGCGTCCGCTGCGACTGCGGCGCCGAGGAGACGACATTCGTCTTCGCGCTCGGGCTCGGCCTGCGACAGAAGCAACGCTGCCGCGCATGCAGCCGCGGCATTCAGGAGCTCAAGCGCCTCGAGCGCCGAGAGGCGAAAGCGGTCGGCCGCGTCGGCCGCTTCTGCCGCGAGTGCATGGGCATGCCGTGGCGCGTGACAGGATCTCACTGCCGGGTCTGCGGACTCGCGCGCAAAGAGGAGCAAATAAACCATGCTGACATCGTCCAGAATCGCAGCGTTTCATGAGGCGGGCGTCGCCGACGCCATTGCCGCTCTGGCAAACGTGCTCGACATCGGGTCGCGCAAGCACCCGCACCAGGAATGGCGGCTTCTTTCCGACCGCCAGCTCTTTGACCACGCACGCGATCACTTCGACCATGCGGAGCGGCTCGACGCGGAAACCGGCGAACCGGAGTTGATCAACGCCATCGCGCGGCTGACCATGATCGGACAGCGATGGATCGAGGAGCGGGGCAGGCAGCAGTTCGTCGCGCATCTCGCGACCGAGGACGACGGCAATGGCTGACCGCTCGGGACGGGACCGCATCGAACGTGCGGCGGCATGGGCCGAGATGCAGGCGCGGCTCTTGGCGCGGTTCGAGCTCGTGCGAGACCGGGACGGAGTCGTGCTTGCGTACTTCTACGAGCTCGGCGAGGACAGCGATCGCCTTCTTGCGCTGCTCGGTCCGGGGCACTCGACGAGGAAGATCCGCAGGGCGAGGGCCGCGTGACCAACCCACTGATCACCCGTGACGACCTGCGGCGGTGTGGTGACTGCTGGTCCAGCAAGGACATCGCCCGCCGCGTCTCGCACGAGGGCGTCACCTTGCGGCAGATCCTGGATGCGTGGCACGCGAGACCCATTTATCGTGTGTGGGTAGCGTGCTGCGCGCTGCCGGAGCGCGAGGCTCGCAGGTTTGCGTGCCGTTGCGCCCGGCGGGCCCTAGAGCGCGAGGAGCAGGTCGCCGACCTGCGGCGGGTCACGGGGGAGCCGTGAGCGTCCGCCCACTACCGACCTGGCGCTGGGGCACGTCGATCGTGCCCTGCACCGCCGGTATGCGCATCGACGTGCAGCGCATCGCGATCAGCAGATGGGCGCTTCACCGGCTCGCGGCCCGTCATGCGCGGTGGGTGCGCAAGGGCCGTGATGTCATCTACTACCGCACACCGCACCCGCGACGAGGAGACGACCATCCCATCTGGTCGCCGTGCTGGTCTCCGTCGCGCGGCGCAAGCGATCGTGCCGCAAGGGCCGCCGAGGCCGAGATCGACGACAACGGAGCCGAACTCTTCGACGACACCGAGGAGTCCGAAACGCAGACCGCGGCGCCCGCAAAGCTCGCAGAGCAGGGCGACCTCTTCTCACGAGGCAAACCATGATCCGATCTGCCATCATCCTCGGCGTCGACCTGTCGCTCACAAGCACGGGGCTCGTCGTCGTGCCGTCCGAATGGGACTACTGCTGGCGCCGCGTGTACGCCGTCAGCGTCGGTCTGGCGCTCGGCAAGCAGGCGTCGGTTGCCGATCAGATTCACCGGCGGCGCGCCATTGCCGACGACATCTGCCGGGTCATGGTGCATCGCGACGTCACGCACGTCTGGATCGAGGGATACCCGGCCGGTGGTGGCAAGGTCTTTGCCCTCGACAAGCTCGCCGAGCTCGGCGGCGTCGTGCGCGACAACATAATGGCACGCACGGGCATTGCCGCGCAGACCGCGCCACAGTCGACCGCGCGCAAGCTGCTGCTCGGCAGGCTGCCCTCGCACCACCGGAAGGAGCACGTCGTCGAGGCGCTGCGCGTCGCTGGCGCAGGTTTCGCCGACGCCGATCAGGCGGATGCATTCGTCGCCGCCAACTACGGGCTGTCCGAGCTTGGCGCGCCATGCCTCGCCGCCTGTCTCTGGAGACCTCAGGATGGGGCGGTGATAGCCGACCCGCGAGCCGTCGATGTGCTGTCCGGAGTGGACACCGGATGCACGTCGTCACGCAGGCGCCGCTCCTCGCCTGCTGCGGTTCGCGGGTCGACTACCGCTGCCTGATCGCATCTAGACAAGGAGCATCATCATGGGTGAACTGATCCCGATTCGGAAACTAGTGCGCGACAAGCGGACGCACGTCCGCCGTTCACTTGGCCCCTGGTCCGTTTCTCTCCGCGCCGGCGCCGTCGCGGTCATCTGGGAAAACGGCGAGATCTGGCTGTCCCCCGCGGAGGCAAAGTCGCTGGCCATTGACCTACTGTCGGTAACGGGGCATGGGGGTGTGCGATGAGACGCACCGTGATAGTGCCCCGGGACCTGATCGACGAGTGGTCCCAGGGGCGAGGCCTGACCTTCGCCGTCCCGGAGATGGGGCGCCACATGGTGACATGCTGGATCCTGTCGTCCGGACAGATCACAGCCGACGACCTCCGGCGGTCACAGGAGATATGGGGCGCATCCGCACGCCAGCCGGGAGTGCTGACGACCCTCTCCGTCGTCCTCGAGCTGCTCGAGCGTGGCATCATTCGCTCGGTCGGCTTCGGCAGCGACGGCAACATCACCGTCGAGCTCCCGACATGACGCCGTTCGTCAAGATCTACGCGTCCATGCTGACCTCGAGCATCTGGTCGGAGTCGTCCGAGACGCGCGTCGTCTGGATCACCATGCTCGCCGCCGCCGACGAGGACGGCGTCGTCGCCGCGTCCATCGGCGGACTGGCGCGGCTGGCCAACGTGACGAGGGAGGCGTGCGAGGCCGCGCTGCAGGTCCTCATGTCGCCCGACCCTGACGACCGGTCGGGCGTCGACGAGGGCAGGCGGATCGAAGTGGAGCCGGGCGTAGGGTGGCGGATCAAGTCCGCTCGGCGCTACCGCGAGATGCGCACTCGGGATCAGGTCACAGCCGCAGCCAGGCAGGCCCGCGCCAGGGCTGCACACAGACAGCCCGCTACAGACCGTTACGGTAACGGTTCGTTACGCGACGTAACGGGCAGTAACGCTCGGGACGCTACAGACCGTTACGGTAACGATTCGTTACGCCCGTTACGCGCAGAGGGAGAGGGAGAGAGAGAGGGAGATCCCATGCATTGCATGCATGGGGGGGAGAGGGGGGGAGGCTTCGCTCCCCCCCATACCCCCCCGACCGAATGCGAGCCCGGGATTCCCGACTCAACTCTGCCGGCATCGGGGCAGGCGACGCTGCCAGGACAGGACGCGCCGACGCCACGCAAGGGCAGGCAGCGAAAGGCTCCGGAGCACCCGATCCCGGACGACTGGGCGCCAACCGACGGCGCACGCCGAATGGCCCTCGATCTCCGGATCGACTGCGACCGAGAGGCCGCTCGGTTTCGCGACCACGCTGCCGCCCACGACCGCCGCTGCGTCGACTGGCACGCCGCGTTCCGCAACTGGCTCCGTCGCGCCGAGGAGCTGGGCGCACCACGGGGACAGCCCGCGCCGGCCGCACCCAAGCCGATCCCCTCGGCGAGGGACGAGGTCAAGCGGCTCTACGGCGTCGACCTCCTCGCAGCCAAGCCGGGAGGGCGGACCTGATGTCGCGCGAGGAGATGGTCGCACGGCGGGCCCAGCTCGAGCGCCGGCTGCTCGGCGCCTGGTTCGCCCAGCCGAAGTTTCGCGCCGCGTGGGTGCCAGAGCCGGGCCTGTTCGTTTCCACGCAGCTCAGGGCCATCGCCGCCGTCGCGGCACGAGACCCTGAGGTCGACATCGACGGCGCGCTCATGGCGCTGCACGCGACCGGCGAGCTGACCAAGCTCTTCTCGTCGCCCGGCGACGCGGTCGACCTCGTCATGCTCGCGCCGCACGTCCTCGACCCCTGGGCCGCCCTCGAGGAGATGCGCGGCATGGTCGCCGCTGCCGCTGCACGGGATGCACTGATCGCGGCAACGCGGGAGATCGACGACGCGGGGAACGTCGGCGACGTCATGGCGCGGCTTTCCGAGTCGATGGCGGCCGCCGTCGCGCTGTCGGGATCGCCGGTGGCGTCGATGCGCGACATCATGGCCCGCAGTTGGGACGGCGCGCGGTCCAAGGAGCGACGGCCCGGCGTCCTGTCCGGTGTCGGCGAGCTCGACGCCGCAACGGGCGGGCTCCGTCACGGCCAGGTCTGGGTGATCGGTGCATCGACGTCATGGGGCAAGTCTTCTTGGCTCTGCCACATCGCGAGCCGCGCAACGGACACCGGGCACCGCGTGCTCATCGTCTCCGCGGAGGACTCTGAAGAGCTCTACGGGCGGCGCCTCCTGCAGATCAGGGCAAGCGTCAACGCGGTCAGGTTGCGCGACGGGATGCTCACGCCGGACGAGCACGAGCGCGCAACCAGTGCCATCAAGCACGCGCCGACGAGACCGTTCTTCGTGTCGGCGATCCGTCGCCCCGTCGAGCAGGTCGCGAGCGAGGTCAGCTCGCTCTGCGTGTCGCACGGCATCGACGTCGTCCTAGTCGACTACCTGCAAGCGATGCGCGCATCGCGGAAGTCTCAAGACCGGCGGCTCGAGGTCGACTTCGTCGCGCGCGCGCTGACCGACGCGATCAAGAGCCGCAACGCCACGGGAATCCTGTTCTCTCAGCTCACGACGCAGAAGGGCGCGGACCACCCGACGCACGAATGGATCCGCGAGTGCCGCGACGTTGCGCACGCGGCAGAGGTCGTGCTGCTCGGCTACTCGACCGGAGAGGGCGCGGCCGAGCAGAAAATGTTCTGGGTCGACAAGATCAAGGACGGCTGGCGCGGCTTTCCGGTTCGACTCCGGTGGGACGCTGCGCGCGCATGCTTTCTCGACGACATCCCGCCGGAGACGTCGTTGGGCGACGGCTTCGACGACTATCATGCACACTACGACAACTGAACGGAGGCAACATGGCATCGAAGGCAAACAACGACGACCGAGTCAAGATCGAGCGGTTCGACCGCACGCTGCGTGTGACACTCTCCGACGAGGAGGTCGCCGAGCGGGCAAACGCGGCGGCAACGACGCTTCAGCGCCGCGACGAGGAGGAGGCGGCGCTCGCGGCCGACAACAAGCTGCGCAAGGCTAAGATCGGCGAGATGGACGCCGAGATCCGACGCCTGTCAACGGAGGTCCGCGAGAAGGCGACGTACCGCCCCGTGCCATGCGAGCGACGGCACGAGTACCGCACCGGGACCGTGCGCGAGATCCGCACCGACACCTACGAGACCATCGGCGAGCGCGCCATGCTGGATCACGAGCGGCAGCAGGAGCTCGGACTCAGCAAGCGCGACGCTCACGACGACACCGAGCCGGAATACCTGCCGGACGACCCGCCGGAGGACGACGCCGCCGATGGCGCAGACGACTCCACGGACGGAGGCGTGCAGCTCGACGACCCGCCGCCAGGCATGCAGGCGGTCAAGCGGCGCGCGCGCAAGACACCGAGGCCGCGCAGCTGATGTCACCCACCGGGTCAGCGCCGAGAACCAGAAGGCCGAAGACGATCGAGCCCGGCGCGAGCATGGATCTCGCTTGGTTCTTCGGCGCTGGCCAGGTCGCCTTCGAGCGCTCGGTTTTCGGCGCAATCCTTGACCGCGTCGAGGCGTCCGCCTACGTTTCCGGGCAATGCCGAGCATGCCAAGGCGCCGGCATCGTCTGGGAGACCGGGGCATGGTGCGACCGGTGCGCCGGGACCGGGTCCGTGCCCGTCCGACGTCCGTCGGCGCCGCAGGGCGAGCCGCTCACTGCCCGACCGCGCGGCACGCAGGCGTCTGGCGGCGGCTACCTGCCCGACGACGGGCAGCTCGCCCGGTACGCGGTCATCTCTCGCCGCTTGCGCTCGATCGCGGCCTGCCACGCCAGGGCGCTCGAGGCCTACTACGGCGATTGCGGCTCGCGGTGGGCCAGGGGCCGGCACGGACGGCTCCTCGCCCTCTACGCGCTCACGCCCGCCGGCCGCCGCCTCGTGCACCAGGACGAGGTCGGGCAGGCATCGCGTCTGCGCCTCACGCCAAGCGAGCGCGTCGGCGTGCAGTGCGACCTCGAGGCGGCCCAGCCCAAGGCCGCCCGCCGCGCCCTGCTCGCCGAGGCCGAGACCGAGGCCAGGGCCATGCTCGCCGCCGCTGAACGCGCCTACCACGCCGCGACCGGGAGATGACCCCATGCTGATCAACGTCGCCGCCCTCGCCCGCCAGATCGGATGGGACCCGCGCCGCGCCGCCCGAATCTTGGCCAAGTGCGGCGCTGCCACGAAACTCGGCGGAAGATGGGTCACTTCTCTTGCCAGACTCCGGGCCCACTTCCCCGAAGCCATCGACATCATTACGGAATCCGCAATCAAACCGCCGAAACCGCCAAAGCGGCAGAAACCGCCACGCGACGCCATAGATCCAGGTAGCACAGCGCGGAAGGAGCAGCAGCCGTGACCTCACCGGCCAAGCTCGCCGCGCACCGAACCGCGTGGCAGCCACCCACCACTACATCGACCTCGGCTCCTCGTGGACGTGCCGGAAGTGCTGGCGCCAACGAGAGCTCGCAGCAGGCCAGGGCACCCTACAGCCCGTGCACGAGGTCGGCTCTGGAACATGGTGGATCCGAGCGCACCGACCATGCCCAGCATGCGGCGAGCGACTCGTCAGGGTCGCGATCCATGTCCTCGGACGAGATGACCACGGCGCACGCAAGCCAGGCGCAGCACGGGGATGCCAGGGGCGAAGCGCGCCGCCGGCCGCCCGCCCGTGACTGGCGCGCAATCGCGCGCGAGGCCGGAGAGGCCAGGTCGCCGACATGAAGCCTGGGCCTTCGCCGAAGCTGACGCCGGCCCTGCAGCAGCGCATCGTCGACATGATCGCTCGCGGCAACTGCAGGGACGTCGCGAGCGCCTCCTGCGGCATCTACACGTCGACTCTGCGCAAGTGGCTCTCGAAGGGCGCGCTGGCGCGGTCCGAGTGCCGCGAAGACGTCTACTCGCGATTCCTCGACGCGATGGACAAGGCTGAGGCCGACCTGCAGGCCTCGATGCTGCGCAACATCGCGGAGGCCTCGTTCAACGACTGGCGCGCGGCTGCGTGGCGCCTCGAGAAACTCCGACCGCAGCGCTACGGCGCGCAGATTAGGGTCCGCGTTGAGGCCGAGGTTGAGAGGCTCCTCGATGTCGCCGAGCGGATACTTGCGCCAACAGATTTCAGCCGCCTCCTCGAGGCCATTACTGCCGCGTCTGGCGGCGGCGCGGCTGGCGAAGATCAACCAACAGAGACAGACGGCGACGGGTGAGCCGTCGGGCCAAGCGTGCGAGCGCTCGCTGCTTGACTACGTAGTTCACCTGTCGCCGTCGCTACACCGGCCCGACCATCTCGCGCCTTACGCCGAGCGGCTCGAGCGCGGCGTGGGCGGCTGCGAGCGCATCGTCTTCGCGGCGCCACCGCAGCACGGCAAGACCGAGCTGACGCTGCATGCGCTCGTGATGCTGCTTGCGCGTCACCCCGCGCGGCGGTTCGCTTACGTCACTTACAACGACCAGCGCACGCTGCGCGTCGCTCGAGCGTTTCGCCGACTCGCTGACCGAGCCGGGATCGCGTTCGAGAACTCGATGCTCGCTTGCCAGGTCACGCGGCAGGGCGGGCAGATGCTGTTCACGTCGATCGACGGTGGCATCACTGGCGAGCCCGTCGACGGCGTTGCGGTGATCGATGACCCGTTCAAGGGCCCGCAGGACTCTGGCTCGGCGGCGCGTCGCGAGATCGTCGACGAGTGCTGCCGCAAGGCGATCTTTCCCCGCGTGCATCCCGGCGCGTCGATCGTGCTCATGGCGACGCGATGGCACCCGGACGACCAGAGCGGCCGCCTGATTAAAGAGGGATGGCCGTACATCCGACTGCCGGCTGTCGCCGAGGAGGACGACCCGATCGGTCGCGCCGTCGGCGAGCCGCTGTTCCCGAAGCTCTGGCCGCTGCATGCGCTCGAGGCCACGCACCGCGAGGTGTTGGACCACGCTTGGCAGTCGCTCTACCAGGGGCGACCTCGCCCGCGTGGCGGCAAGGTCTTTCACGAGCCGGCCTACTACCGCCGGTTGCCCGAGACGTACCGCGGCGCCTTCGGCGTCGACCTCGCCTACACCGCGCGGTCGTCGGCCGACTGGTCGGTGCTCGTCGAGCTCTGGATCGACGACACGACGGGCATGCACTACGTCGTTGACGTGCAGCGGGCGCAGGTCGAGGCGCCAGCGTTCGCCTTGCTGCTCAAGCGCAAGGCGGCCGAGCGCCCGACGTTCCGCATGCTCTGGCGCGCAAGCGGAGTCGAGCGCGGCGCCGCGTCGTTCCTCCGCGATGCGGGCCTTCCTCTGCTGGTCCAGACGCCACCGGGCGACAAGCTCGTCAGCGCCACCGCGGTCGCCGCGGCGTGGAACGATCAGCGCGTGCTACTGCCCGACCCGGAGGTGTTTCCGGAGTCCTCGCGGTGGCTGCTCCCGTTCCGCGACACGTTGCAGAACTTCTCGGGCATCGGTGACGAGGCCGACGACGACGTCGACGCCCTCGGCAACGCACATGCCCTCCTGTCGATCAAGCGACGCGACATCGACGTCCAGGGCGGCAGACTCTACGAGCGATAACCAACGCATATGGCCGCATCGAAACGATCGACCGCACGCACGCCCCGCGACGCCGGAGCGGTGCACGTCGAGCCCAGCGCGCGCACGCAGTCGACGATCGATCCGTCCTACATCACGAGCGCCGAGGTCATGGCCGACAGCGGCCACCTCTGGCTCGCCGCCGACATCGTCGAGCAGATGCTGTCCGACGACCGCATCACGCGGTGCACGGAGGCACTGAGCTCGATCACTGCGCTGCCGCTGCGGTTCTCGCCGCCTGATGGCGAGACCGAGCCGGAGGACTACGAGCCTTCGGTTGCGCTCGATCGCGACTGGTGGAGGTTCAACACCGAGGCCGAGCTCGGTCGCATCATCGCCTGGGGTCGCATCCTCGGCGTTGCCATCGGCCACATCGACGAGTGGCGCGTGGACGAGCAGAGCGGGCGATGGCTGCCGATCCTGCGCGCGTGGAGCCCGCGCCACTTGCGACTCGACGCGGTCGATCGGCACTGGTGGATCAAGCTCGCCGACTACTCCGAGGTTCGCGCCGACGACACCGAAAGCGACCGGTGGGTGCTGCACATGCCCAACGGCAAGAGCAGGCCCTGGTCCGTGGCGCCGTGGCGCTGGCTCGCCCGGCTCTGGCTGCTCAAGCGGTACGCCGCCGCCGATTGGGCGCGGTACAGCGAGCGTCAGGGGATGGGCATTGGCACCGTGACCGAGGCGCACCCGTCCGGTGGTGCCGGCGACATGGTCGAGGAGTTGACGGCCGCCGAGCGGCGCAAGCTCGCCGACGACATCCGGCAGCTCGGGCGCGGCGGCGTCGTCGTGCTCCCCCGCGGATTCGACTTGCGCCTCGTCGAAAGCCAGGCGCGGTCATGGGAGACGTTCCGCGCCCAGACCGACATGGCCGACGCGGCCATCGCGATCGCGTTGTGCGGCAACAACCTGACGACCGAGATTCGCGGCGGATCCTACGCGGCCGCGACGGTGCACGCCGACGTTGAGGCGCGCGTGATTCGCCGCGTCGCCGAGTCCCTGTCGACGGACCTGCGCGAGCAACAGCTGCGCTGGTATTGCACCTACAACTTCGGTTCGGCGTCGATGGCGCCATGGCCGCAGTGGGAGACTCGGCCGCCGGCGGACCGGTCGGCGCGCGCCGAGACCTTGGTCAAGGTCTCCACAGCACTCACGCAGTTCCGCTCGGCTGGGTACGTCCTGCCGATCGAGCAGGTCAACGAGGAGTTCGGGCTGCAACTCGAGGAGGCACCGGTCCCCCAGCCGCCGGTTGCGCCTCCGCTCGACGATGACGGCGAGGACGCCGAGACCGACGAGGACGAGGACGTCGACGGCGGCGCCCAGGAGCCCGAAGAGGACGCCGAGGCGCGCGCCATGGCCGCAGGCCCTTCTGCCGGTCCAAGGGCGCAGGACGGGGCAGTTCCGCCCGCCCGTGCCGCGGTGTCGACGGACCATCCCGGGCAGCGATTCGTCGACGAGGTCGTCGCGCGGGTCGTGCCGGCCGCCGCCGAGGGCCTCGAGCCGACCGTCCGCGCCGTGATCGCTGCGGTGCGCGACGCCGAGAGCTACTCGGCCGCCTACGCCGAGATCTTGCGCCGGTACGAGGGCATGCGGACGCCGGCCGAGCTCGCCGAGATCACCGAGGCCGCGCTGCTTCTCTGCGACCTCGCCGGGCACCTCGAGGCATGGGACGAGGTCCTGCCTGGAGACCCCGGGCCCGCCGACGACGAGACGCAGGAGGCCGACGGTGGCGAGCCGCAAGCGCCGGCCGCGCAGTGACCCTGGGCAGTGGCCCGAGGGCAATCCCTACGAGTTCGACGAGGCCCTCGAGCACTTCTTCCGCCGCAAGATCGCGACGCGCGCCCAGGTCGACGCAATGCGCGCCGAGGCCCGCGAAACCGCATGGTGGATCTCTGGCATCGCGCAGCTCGGCGTCATCGCCGACGCGCACCGATCGATCTACGACGCGATTCTCAACGGGACGCCTTACGAGGACTGGCGCAAGGGCTTCGACGCGCGACTGACCGAGGCATGGGGCCAGGCGAGGCCCGCGCAGGCCGAAACGGTCTTCGTCAATGCCTGCCAGCAGTCCTACCACGCCGGCCGTCGCGAGCAGATGCAGGCCGAGCCGATCCGCACGCTGCGGCCTTACTGGGCATTCGACGCCGTCGAGGACTCGCGCACGACGGAAATCTGCCGAGCGTGCGACAACACGGTCCTCCCCGCGGATGATCCATGGTGGCAGACGCACCACCCGCAGCTACATCACCGGTGCCGATCGCGCATCGTCCCCATGCGTCGCTCGCAGGCCGAGCGAAAGGGCGTGACGACGGAACCTCCCGCACCCGAGGTGCCGGAGGGCTGGGGACATGAGCCGAGGCTCGCCGACAAGCCGCTACCGCGGGCGACCAAGGCGACGCGCGCAAAGGACGAGTTCCTACGAAAGCAGGAGGCCGAGAAGGAACGACGACGACAGCGCGAACTCAACAAGCTTGCCGAACGCCAACGGCTGAGCGCCCAGATTCCGCAGGGGCGCGACGCGCGCATCGAGTGGGAGCGCACCATCGGAAAGCACGGCGATCCGCCGATCGCTCTGCACCGCCGGCACGAGCTCACGGCGGACCTTCTGTCGGATGACCCCTACAAGCAAGCCGACGCGCGGTCGGTCATCCGGGCGCAGATCAAGCAGGCGATCCCGCATGTTGGAGACTCCTTCGACTGGGAGCGGTCGCCGATGGGCGCCGCGCCTTGGTACAACGCCGTCGAGGGCGACTTGCTCGACAGCGGCTTCCTGGCTTGCCACGACTGGAAGGGCATCGTCTCGATTTCGAGAGGCCAGTTGCACGGGGCCGGGCAGGACCTGGCGCGAATTGCGGCGAAGGAACGACCCAAGGACTTCCTGGGAACCGTGCTGCATGAGGAGATGCACGGGTTCTCGCGGCTGTACCAGATTCACTACCACGACACAGCTGTACGCATGCTCGAAGAGGCGTCGACCGAGCTCTGCGCAGCGCGCGTGCTTGCGTACATGGAGCAGCCGGGAGTGGCGATCACGATCGACCTTCGTGAGCGCGTGGCCAGTTATAGCCGCTACATCGAGCCTCTCGTGCGTGAGATCTCCGAAGAGCTTGGGATCTCGAAACGGCACGCCGCTATGATGATCACGAACGCCCATTCGCGTGGGATGTGCAACGGCGGCTATTCCAAGTCTCCGGCCGACTACCGAGAGCGCTGGGTCGCGCACTTCTCGAACGACCCGAAAGTCCGCGACCGACTTCAGCGTCGCATCGACAAGCTCGCCCAGGGCGAGGCCAGCAGTTGACCGTGGCGAACAAGTACCTCCCGCTTGGTGAACCGAACGGCGACATGGATCACGACGTCGCGCTCTGGCTCAGGTACCAGGCGACGCAGCCACTTGGGCGTGAGGGCGCCGAGGAGTTCGTCATGCTGTTGCCCGACCCGGATGGGTTCATCGCCGAGCTGCTCATCCGCAAGACCTCTGCCAACCAGGGATCCCTATGACCGACTACGCACCTCGCGATTGCCCGGGCCACTCCACGCAGCCCGCCGTCGACGTGTATGAATACACGCTCGGCGCGGGAACGGTAGACCTCTCCGCGCTCGGCGGGCCGCCCGTGCGCAGCATCGTCATCGTGGACGCCGGCAGCGGACAGCTGCTCGTGAAGACCCGCAACTCGCGCGACACGTATCGCACGCTGACCGGCCTGGCGTCTGGCGACACGCTCGGCGAGCCGCTCGAGATCACCGTCATCGGCGGCACGACCGCCGGCAGCAACGTCACGAAGATCAGGGTGTTCAAGTGACCTGGACCTTCCTGCTTACGCGGCCGACCGCCAGCGCGGACGACATCGACGGCGAAAGCGCGCCGGTCGTCGTCATCGACGTGCTCGACGTCATCGGCGAGGCCGGGTTCCTCGGCGACGGCGTGACGCCAAGGGCCATCGCCGACGCGCTGCGCGACTCGCACGGTGCCGA